CGTTGATGTTGTATGCAAAACCGGTGATCTGGAACTGGCCAGAAGTCGCCTGAATTGCGGTGAGCTGGCAGGTGCTCAGACCAGTCTGAGTCGAACCACCGGGCGATGCCACAGTCCAGTCGCACTGTTCGCCAACTGCGGTCTGCACCGTGGTGCCCGCAGAAGGGTTGGTGTACTGAACATCATACAGCGTTTCCGGATCGTCGTACACCCATGCCACGATTTCCGTGCCAGTAGCGCCCGAGGGCCAAAAAGGGCTGATAGTAGGCTTGCCGCCAGCATCAAGGTACTGGCAACCGGCAAAGATACCGAGCAGCGTGATGCCGTCAGTAGTGCCGGTACGGGTACCATCGCTGGTACCAAGCTGGATAACACCGTTATCGGTCAGCTTCACGGGGTCACCCGAGAAGATGTTGGCCGCATAGGTGCTAGCGATTACATAGGCTTTCGGGCGCATCTGGCCACTGTTGTGGTAAGACGGACGAAAACCAAAGGGTGCGCTAGTCGAAGACATAGTGTGCTCCTAATGGTTAAAGGGATTTATCAGGACAGATCAAAGATCGGTTCCCGGTTTTGCCCAATCTCCCTATTGCCATCACCCATAGTCAACTTCGACTTCGATACTCGAGCCTGATTCTCCAAAAACTCTGCCGTGTCGGTGAGTTTTTCTTCTTCGCGCAGCGGGGCGTTATGGTGAGCCTCGCGCATGTACTTTTCGTACAGCGAAATCGGGAGTTTGAAGGCGAGCATCTCATTCACCCCGATGAACCCCTGCCAGTCGCCAGTCTTCATTGTGGCGTATTCCCAGCCTGGAACTTCTTCCGGCTTTACGGGTTCGTAACCAAGACGAATCCGGGTCTGGATGGAATCACGAGGGTTAGTCGTAGTCAGCCAGCACGTGTGCCAGCCGGGGATTTTAGGCAAGTCCGGTAGAGAGGACTGGAAAAATTGCTGCCGGAACATCTCAACCCGCTCATCATCTGAGATTTCGCGATTCTGGGTTACAGCGCGATCTTCCATCGCCCTGTTCTCACGAATGTCTCCAGCGGATTTCTTCAGTCGTTCATCGGTCATTACTCGCTCCTTTCAGCGATTGTGGTCATTATAAGGTGGAAAAATTGAAAAGGCAAGCCATTCAAGCTTTATTCGTGCGATCGTATTCAGCATAGCGTTTTACGTACTTTGTACGCAGCACGGGGTCATCCCAGACGCCAGCTTCAATCAGCGCCTGCTTACGCTCAGGAGAGATATAAATCTCCTTGCGTGTGCTGGCGGGCGCATACTCTCGGCCGGAACCGACAACAGGGCCACCACGGGGAGTGCGCTCTTCACGCGGCTCAGATTCACGACGCCGAGAAGATTGCTTGTCAGCTTTACCAAAACGCTCTGGCAGACGACGAGCGGCACGGCTGCGCAACTCATCCCAGTACTCTTCGCTTGACGGGTTGTAGCCATCTTTAGCGAGTGATTGGTCAATAGCGATGACGATTGCTGAATCTTCGTCGCGACCCTGAGCGTCGTACCACGGGTTCTCGCTGATGAACTCTTGCGCATAACGCATAGTACGGTCATCAAGAGCCGGAGTGGACGGACGCTGGTTGGCGGTCTGCTGCTTCTGAAACTGAAGCTGCTGAGCACGGCGCATAGCCTCGTCACGGTAGCGCATCGCCTTAGTGACGTCTTCACCGTTACCGGCTTCAACTGCCTTGGCAATAACACGCTCGGCCATCTCAGCTTGATTAACGGCTTCTGCAATAGCGGCGTCAATCTGGCCCAGGTCGGCTTGGTGAGTGCGCTGCTCAACGCCCAACAAGCGACGCTCAAGCTGGTCGTTCTGCTTACGCAGAAAATCCAACTCTACCTTGTCACGCTTGATGGCTTCGTCACGGCGCTGCTTACGCTCCAGCTTTTCAAGGCGGCGACGCTCGCGGATAGCTTCGCGCTCTTTTCCGTCAGAACTACTGTCGTCATCGTCATCGTCAACTGCGATGCGACGATCATCATCGTCCTGATCATCATCGTCACGATCCTCAGCGCCATTTGACAACTCATTAGGATCTTCTACGATGATGATATCGTCCTTGATGTCGTCATCTTCTTTAAGTACGTCTGCCATTAGTCATCTCCTTTTCAGATGAATGCTTTGATAGCCAACGGGTCGCCAGTGACGCGCCCGATGATATCAAGATCGTTAAAAATTACGAACATAGCGTTTTCGCCGTTCCCCATGGGTACTTCCCACCGGTCGCCGCCGTATTTGGCGACGCGAACGTAATCACCATTTTCACACCACGAGCCTTCTGGCCAGGGTTCCATTGTGTTCCGGTTGCAGAAAGCCAGCGGCCCTACGGCCACAACCTTACCCACCTGCGTGTTCCACTTCTCAGTGTCCTGCGAACCGAAATCAAGAATGATTCCACCCTTGCTAATCTTTTTCGGGGTGCGGATCTGGATCAGAACACGGCTACCGAAAGGCTGAATACCGGCATCTACTGTCGGGAAAGCCTCCGCCAACGCGTCCTCAGAGATCATTGTCAAGATGTTTCTCCTCATCAACAAGTTTTAAGAGTACGTTGACTGCGGACTCATAACCCGCAACCATACCTACGCGATACCCGTACTCAAAAGCATCGCGCTCTACCGGACGCTTCAAGGCATCAATAGCGAATTGCTGTTGTTCTGCCTTGAGAGCGTTCAGAAGTTTGGTTTCAATATTCACGCCGGGGTCTTAGGCATCTTAGGCTCAGACGGAAGCTTCTGGCCGGTGATTTTCTCACCAGCGGCCATCCGCTTGTGCTGCTTAACGAGTGCGCCGGTCATGGGAACGGTGCCCGTGGTTGGTTTGTCGCTCATGCTACTTCTCCTTTAGGGGTTAGGGTTAATGCCGGTACCAGTGCTAACTGCGACTCGCTCACCCGTGGCCATTTCGGCTGCGGCGAGCAGTTTCGCGGTTTCGTTATCGTCAGTGTTCATCTTTTCACGGCTCGCAATCTCAGCCATGGTGCGTTGATTTTCAGCAGCTTCCTTAAGCTGCTCAGATTGCATAGCTTCAGCGCGAGCGCGCTGGGCGTCAGCTACCTTCATCTGCTCAAGCTGCAACTGAGCAGCGTCATTTTGCTGAGCCTGTTGCATCTTAGCTTGCTCAATCTGAGCGCGCATCTGCATATCTTGGCCCCTGACCTGAGCGTTGATCTGCGCGACCTGCATGCTGTTGTCCGGCGGCATCGGCGGTTCAGGCCGGAACTTCTGCGCCATCTCGTCAATCTGGGCAAGCTGCGTAGCGAACTCTTCACCAAGCTGTTGCTCAATGAACTGCTGCACCTTGATGATGACTCCCACCTGAGCTTCGGCTTCTTCTGGGATCAGCTTCTCACGCTGCGCCTGATCAACCGCGTTATGCGCTTCAACCAGATAATAGTTCAGCAGGTGATCACGCAAGTGCTGGGCGATTGGGTACAAGTACGTCTTAGTGATAGCCGGGTTGCTACCAAACATAGGCGACTTGAGGAACGCCAAATGTGTTTGCAAATGCGCAACGTGGTCTTGCTGCGGCAACACGTATACAGGGCGACCCATAGCGGCAGCGACGTTCTCACTGACGGGATCCATGTCTTCGCTCGCCGGAGCGGGCTGCAACACTTCATCAGCGGGTACTTTCATAGCGCGGAGGAACATCTCCTCCACCTTACGCGGTTCATACAATTGCGGCACCAGAGCAGCGCGCTGCATAATCGCCTGCACCTGAGCGAACCGCTGCGTCTCGCTGAAGATAGCTGGGTCGCTAACCGGGATAACGTCTAGCGGGCCGTCAAAGTCAGACGGGTTGATCTCAAGCCCTGCGGCATGAGCCTCAATGTCTTCTTCAGTCAGATACGCGGAGTTGATACGGTGCAGAATCTTGAAGCACCGGGCCATAGAGTTGTGCAGCCGCGAGTGAATGCTGCTGAACACGACCATACCCTGCTCAATGAGCGCCATGGTTGTGCCCACCGGCTGGTTCGGGTTCTGGTCTGACAGCTTCTCAAAAGAAGTCTGCACCACACCTTTACCCGCGTCAACCAGAAAGCCAAGCAACTGAAACAGCACCGGGCTGGGGCCGTTGAACGGGAGCGGCATTGCGATCTTGCGAACGTCATCTACCAGCGCCCCGCCTTCCAACTCAACAACCTCAGTCGGCTGGACATTGATAGTCTGCCCGCCAGGGCCGCCTTTCAACTTGAGCAAAGTCGGCACGTTTTGAATATGCGCCGAGTCCAGCAATGCACGTAGTGCCCCGGTGGCTGCTCCGCTCAAGCCACCAATCATGTGCGTCAGGCCGATGGGGTAAGCCCCACGCCACGGAACAAACGGAAACTCAACAATCCAGTCTAGCTCACGCTTCAGGTCGTCGTCGGCTTCCCAGTTGCGGTACAGCGACAGGGCGATACCGGTCGACTTGTCAACGCTGAGGATGTACGGCTCAACACCGTCCCCAAAATCAAGGTAGGTGTAAATTTCAAAGATCGTCCGCAGGCCGTCCTCGTTGTAGCTGGTGTCCTTACGACCTTCAATTTTGTCGTTAGCTTGAGACGACTTGCTGAACTCAGGTTCTTCTGGCGCACCCAAGTCAACGTCACGGTACATGCCGGACTTGACACGCTTACCGTATTCCATCTTGGTGATGTACTGTACGTGCGTCTTGCGCTCTGCGGTGTAGAAGTTCGTCGCGGCGAACGGCAGATACACGTCATCAATCGGCACGAACTCGCTTGACGGACGGCGATGCTGCGGCGACCACATGAACTTGAGGTATTGCCCACCGCCCAGCGGTAGCTGCGTGCTCAGCTGCTCCAACTCTGAGCGGAACTCAGTCATCTGCTCAGTCAGCTGCCAGTTCATGAACTCCGCTTTACGCTCTGCCTTAGCTAGCTTCTCACGGTCGTTCTCACCGACGATCTTGCTCTTGACCGGGCCGTTAGGCGGGAAGACTTCCTTCATGAACCGGGCAGAGAAGTCTACGCAGGCTTCAACAAGCATCGGGTGAACGACCTTGTTAGCGCCGGTGAACTGCGCTCCGCCGGGTGCGTCATCGCCCAAGCCGGTACGACGCAGACCTTCTTCGTACTGCTTGTCGCGTTTCTCCCTCGCCTCTTTGTCTTTGTCAATCTTCTCAAGCAGATCGTTTACCGCCTCCTCGAGCATTTCGGATTCGACTTCATCAACGATGTTGGCAAAGTGCGCAAGGTTCTTGCGTTCGTCCTCTTTGTTTTCAAGACGAATGACAGCACCACCATCTTCGGTATCTTCTACCTCAAGATCGTCATCATCCATTTCGACGGTTTCGCCTTTGGGCATATCGTCTTCAAGTCGTTTTTCTTCAGCCATAAATGCCCTCACGAATCTGATTTACCATTTCGTCAATCTTGCTTGTGTCGTACTGCACCAAGCCGCCCTGCGCGTATTTGCCGGTGTGTACGCCTTCAACAATCATGTCCACGTGCGTCGGGTCGTAATCAACCAGACCACCTTTAGCGTACCCCGGTGCCTTCTGCCCTTTACCCTTGAGGATGTAGTTTTTGGCTTCTGGCCCCAAGTTGATCTCATAGTACATGTCACCAATCGGGTTG